ATGATCCTTGGTTTACAATCGGTCCCATTCATCTGTTCTCCTTCCTTGGTGGGTAATATTTGCCTTTTGTCCCTCCGCTTAAGAAGAATGTCTTCCTGCTTAACTCCTCTGTCTCGCCTTTGGCCTCGTGCTCCTGTTCGCATTTCCTGGCGAGCTCTGCTGCCTGTTTTTCTCCCCAATATGCTATGTTCCATCCCTGTCCGCATACCTCGCAGTTGGCCCAGCGCTTCTCTATAACCGGGTGCTGGTTCCTGCAGGTGATTGCTTCGCTCTGTGTTGTCCAGTTGCTGTGGCATACCGGGCATTCGTAGTAGGTCTCTATTTTCATGGCCTCACCTCGCTGCTTAGACTATCTTCCCGCATATTAGGCAATAATCATATTGTGGCTCCATTACTGCTTCTCCTGGGATATAGTCATATTTAGTGTCTATTAACGGGTGATGGCACTTTAACTTAAATGATTCAAACCGCGCCTTGCTTCTGTCGTGCTTGTATTTGCATTTCGGGCACCACTTTATTTCTCCTGAATAAAATTTGCCGTCTTCTTTGAAGGCTGTTTTTTCGGAATAATACACAGATCCTTTTGTTATCAATTCTCCGCAGGATATGCATCTGTGGGTTTTTCTTGATTTTGTTATTCTGGTTATCACTCTCATGGCGATACCTCCATCAATTCTCGTATGGGCAGCCATCTGTCTGCTCCTGAGCCACCGGTATATTCAGCTTCATGAAGAGCTGGTATTTCTCGCAGTTTTTATGGTCTGGATTCTTGCAGCCTTTGCACTCTGTCAAAGCGTAGCTCGCGATGTCGTATAAGTCGTCTATCTTTATGTTGGTTGTCTCAGGCTCGCGGCCGAGCATCATGTTCGCTCGGTCAACCACTCTGACCTCTGTGTTCTTTGCGGTTCTTATTAATCTCTTGGCATAATCAGGATCAAGTCTTTGGACGATGCTGTCACTGGCGTGGAGCAGGTGAGTGGCTGCTGTCTTGATCCGCTTCCTTTCCTCTTTGCTGAGGCAGCTGGTAATCTCCAGCCATGTGTTCAAATAGTCCCATAACACCAGTATCATCACATGATGTTCCCGGTCGATCCGGTTCATGTAAGTCTTCATCGTTCTCCCCCTTTCTGGCCTCATCCTCATCTGCCATGCTCTCCATCAGTTCCGTTCCCTTATGGCCGCAGTAGATACACGGCTCATTTGCTCTATTTGGGCTTGCGGAGTATTGGTTGCCTCCGCACCTTGGGCATTTATATCTGTTCATCTGTCTGCCTCCCAGTTCCAGAAGCCTTGAGATCCTTTCGCTGGTATCGGCTTCTCAAATAAAATTGGGTCCTTCAGGATCCATCCCCAGCGTCCTGGACTCCAGTCTCCGAATGCCCGTTCTTTCGGTGTGTCATATTCGGTTCCTATGAGTTCTTCTATCGGTCGGCTGCCTATGATTTCTACTGTTCCAACAATGCATCCAAATGTTAAAGCAATGTCTGTTATAAAGGTCTTTCCTCGGCCTATTGTGTCGTATATTTTCAGTCCTTCCTGAAATTCTGGCTTGTCGATTAAATCAAGGCTGAAGGCATCTCTTTTCTTGGAAGCATGTATGGCCACTCGTCCTCTGACATTGGTATTCCAACTCCTCGTCTCTATCTTTTTAGTTCCAGCAACTATGAGACTTGCCCATGGCTGCCATAATGTGATTGCTTTCATTGTGGTTGGGCCTCCTCTCTTTAAATCCATGTTTCAACAATTACCGGGTCATCGTTCGGCTGTCTTTCCATGATGATCATTTCCGGCGGTTTAGCTTCCCTGATTTCCTCCAGGCTTTCGGCTACTGCCACGATATTGGTTGGCTTGTCTACATCCCACAGCCTGGCTACAAATTTTCCCGGGTAATCTGAAGGGCTGTTGTATACGCAAATCAGAGGAAGTTTTGCTATTTTTATAAGTCTGCTTATGTCGAATGATTTAACGATCCTGTCTTCCATTTCCATTACCTCTTCCCCCTGTCATTTTGTCTATGATTTCAAGGTACGGGAGACCTGACTTTCCGCCGGCTTTAATCTCCCAGTCTGGGTGAAGTTCCTCTTCACATACGCTCGCCATTCCTGGCGTTGTCCAGGTCCATCCGTATGCTGTCACTGTTGTTTTGGCCTTGCCTTTGCTTTTCTGCCAGCTCTCCAGGGCTGCTTTCCAGAATACCCAGGGTACTGCGTAAAATCTGCGAAGGCTGAAGCTCACCAGGATGAGCGCTATTGCGTTCGGGTCCTTGGCCCAGTCGTCGAGGTATTCGGCCTGGTGAGGCTCCACCCGTTTGAAATCAATCCTTTTCTCTTCGGTGTGTTTTGCCTCGATTGCTACCGGGATCCCCTTGTATCTCCCCAGGTAATCGACGCAGCTTTTGTTTTCTACCTTCGCGCTGCATACCTGGCCTTTGGCATTTCGCAGCGGTATAAACTCTGTCGGTACCTTGTGGACGCATGCTATTCCGTCTGCCTGGTACCTCTGGTGAACGAATTTTAGGAAACCTTCAAATGGTTGGCCTCTGTTGGCGTGGCTTCTGCTCATTTAGCCACCTCCCCGGAAAACAGGCCGTTCTTGATTGCGTTCTCCAGCTCTCTATTAAGCTGGAGAATGGTGCCTTTGCCGATCCTGTTGCCGCTGCCGGTTTTCTCGGTTAAGTAATCAATGAATTTCTTAACATGGGTGACTGCGTCTTCAGGTTTTGTCTGGGCTTTGGTCTGCGCCAGCCTTGCTCCTTCCTCCATGCCTTTTCCGTATGTACGGTCTATAAACTCGCAAAGCTGCGCATCTGTCATTTTCCTTATGCTTACTGCTCTGTTGTGAATGGCTCTTTCCTCATCTGTCATTCTGCATGATCTCTTTTTCATCGTCTCGACCTCCCATCAGATTCTTTTTCCGCTTGCTTCTGGCTATCTTAACCTTTGCTATTAAAATGCCGGTTTTTGTGAATTCCGGATTGGTGCTCCTTAAGTTCGACCTTGTGATTTCCAGCGATTCGGCCATCGATATGAGGGCCAGGTTGTCCAGTGTGAAGTTGCTTTTATCTCCGTCGAGGAAGGTTAGAACATATCCTTCCGGTACCTTCCCGTTTTTCTTTTCCCAGAGCACCTTATGCTTTGGCTCCCATACATTCGGTTCCGCTACCTTTACCAGGGTGTATCCGTCTCTGTCTACTCGCTCGCTGCCTACCGGCTTATGGTTTAGGGGCTTGTGCCCTTTCTTGAACCATCCCTTCTCGCATCCTGGTGCATGGTAGCCTTTCTTTCCTTTGTTCGCCGGCGTGTGGCCCTTTTGAAAGTATCCGGTCAGGCCGCTGCTTATCTTGTGGTTCCCGTAGTAAAATTTGAGCTGCTCCTTGGTGTAGTTGGTACCGAATGTCTTGTTTAGGAACTCTGCCATCTCTTTGGGCCCTATGCCCTTGTGGTTTTCCTCGATGAATTTTTTGATTTCTGCAGGGTATAATTCCGTTGGTCTTCCGGCCGGTAATCCGCGCGGAGCGCCGCTTTTTAGCTTGTGGTTGGCCTTATATGACTTCATCTTCGATTCGGTGAAAATCGGCCCGAATTTTGCGTTTACGAGCTCGACGAGCTCCTTTGTGCTCCTGCCCTGGTAATTCTCTGCTATGAACTTGTGAACTTCATCTGGGTACCGTTTCATGGCTTTGCCTCCAGCATGGGCGGCAGCTTCTCTTTCGGGGTCTCTATGCCGTACTCATTGAGGTGTTTGATTGTCTTCAGGGCAAGCTCGCCGTTTCGTATGATCGTTTCTGCCACCGTGGTTACCGCCTGGCTGCGCATGATCTCTTTTTGTATTTGCTCTTCCGTCAAATCATCATCCATGAGCCTCTCGAGGGTCTCAAAAAGGTAATTGTTCAAGTCCGTTAATGTGTTTTTCATGATCTCATCCCTCCTCTATCCTCTTGACCGCCAGCTTTCCCAGTTCATTTCGATGCCTATACACATCTCCTTCAGCCTGTCCAGCGTCTTCTCGGCGTTTTTGCTGTCTAATGGCTGACCGTTTGGTCCTATCGGGGTCATTCTCCTTATCAGCTCGTCTCCGGTGTAGTTCGTGGTCACTATGACCGGCATGTAGGCTTCGTACCTGGCGTTGATTATTGAGAATATCTTTGTGGATCCCCATTCGGTTGGCTGCTCGCTGCCTATGTCGTCAATAACCAGCAGCGGCACCTCTTCGTAAATCTTCATGATTTCGGTCTCTGTGGCCTCGTCGTTGCGGTCGAATGTCTGCTTTATCCTGGCCAGAAGGTCTATCATCGTCATGCATATAACCGGTATCCCTTCCCGGATCAGCTGGTTCGATATGGCCGCTGCCAGGTGGGTTTTCCCGGTGCCGTAGTTGCCGGTAATAAGCAGGCCATTGCATTCTATCTTCGGCGGCTCTACTATACCGTCTGGGCTCTTCCTGGGAAGCATGGCCTGAAAATTATCGGCGTATCTTTTTGCTGTTTCGAATGCCTTTCTGTTGACCTCGTTTACCTCGAAACGCTCAAATGTCCGGTTCAAGAACCGGCCTCTGATTCCGCTGT